CAAGCTCTGTATGTCAATGTGAACACTGGTAGCGGTAATGTCGCTAACACTGCAACCATTGCCGTATATGGCGATGTAGTGAGTTTCTAATATGTCAACTATCTTCGTAACTAACAATTCTGATAAAAAGCTCACCGATGGCTATGCTGGTGTGTTTTATGAGTTTAAAAAAGGGGAAACCGTAGAGATTCCCGTTGAAGTAGCTCGTCATGTATTTGGTTACGGAGAAAGTGACAAAGAACCGTATTTGGCAAGGCTAGGATGGGTGATCTCCCGTAATGACTTAGAAAAGGGTTTAGAAATCCTTTCTCAGTGGGAGTTCTCATCCGAAGCACCCAAAAAGAACCAATCGTTATCCCCGTTGGTGGAAAGAGTACCCCTCCCAACCTCACGGAAGGGCGGGGGAAAAGTCCTTCAGGCGGTAGCATGAACTATGGATCGTAAATGGCAACCTTATCGAGCTACATTACACAAGTTCGTAGATTGCTCCACGATGCTAATGGAAACTTTTATACTGACCAACAGTTAACTGATTACATTAACGAAGCACGGGAGCGAACAGTACGAGATACAGGCGCTTTGCGTGAAGTTATTGTTACGCAAGTACCTTGTCAGGTCGCACCAACCGCTACAGTAAATGGCGCATCACCAGCTTACCCAACACAGTGGGTGGCTAATACTGCCGTCACTTCTGGGCAGTTTGTATTTAGTAATATTTATATTTATCAATATGTTACGAGTGGTACTTCAGGATCTTCAGCTCCTCCATACCCTCAAGCAACACAAAACAATTACAACAACTATCCTCCCAGCACACCTTTTGCAGATGGCACGGCTACCTTGCAATATGTCGGTAATGCGGAGAATATTTCGTATGCAGCATTGACTAATTTAGTCGGATCTAGCCCACTTACGCCTAGTTCTGGCAACACAATTTTAGATATTATCAATATCAACCTGTACTGGGGAAACACCCGTGTACCGCTTGATTATTTACCCTGGTCAGATTTCAACGCTAGATTGCGTTTTTGGCAAAACTACATCGGCAGACCATTGTGCTTTAGCATTTATGGTCAAGGACAGATTTACATAGGACCAGTACCCGATCAAGTCTATCAATTAGAGATTGATTGCGTGGTATTGCCTAATCCTCTGTCATTAGCTGCATCTACCACGACAGATACGATCACCGATCCTTACTTTACCCCTGTGCAGTTCTATGCTGCCTACCTTGCTAAGTATTACGAGCAGAGTTTTGGTGAAGCAGAGATCTTCAAGCAGGAATATCAAAAACACGCTCAATCAGTACTCAATACGGTATTTACCCGTAGAGTACCTAGCGTTTACTCAACACCATACTAAGACATGGCTGCTGCGGAACAGAAAAAATCGTATCAGGTCGTTAAGCAATTTAAGGGGCTTAACACTAAAGCTAACCGCACAGCGATTGATGAAACTGAGTTTTCATGGATTGAGAACATTCAGCCAATTGGCTACGCTAACGCCAAGATTGTTTCTAACAGCAATCCTGTACAAATTGCTAACGCTACAGTTACTTTTTCTAATACGGTTACTTATTTGACTTCCATGAACATTGGTCTAAATGACTATGTGATTGCTTTTCAATCGGATGGATCTGCTCAGTATTACCGTATTCAAGACAATACTTTTGGCAATGTGGCATCTGCTGGCACTTTTAGCGGATCAGGGGTAAACGCTACTCAATGGTACAACGACAGAATGTTAGTTATTGATGCCAACAAAGGGATGTTTTCATGGGATGGAAATAACACTGTCACAATCGGTGCAGTTGGCGTTATTGCGATTACCAACCCAGGATCAGGCTACACTTCTGCACCAAATGTGGTGATTTCAGGTCCAGATCAAACTGGCGGTGTACAGGCTAACGCTACAGCTTCTTTGGTATCTGGCGGTTCTAATGTGGGATCAGTTAGCCTTGTAGTCGGTGGTACAGGCTATACCAACGCTGCAAACTTGACCGTAACCCTTTCTGGTGGTGGTGGCAATGGTGCTACAGCGATTGCTGGCATCCAAACTTTTGCTACTGGCACTGTCACAATTAGCGTAATTGATGGTGGCGCAGGGTACATCAATGCTTCCAATACCGTAGTGTCCATTACAGGAGGTGGTGGTACGGGAGCTGCGGGAACTGCCATTATTTCAGGCAATACCGTAACTCAAGTGGTAATGACAAACCCTGGTACTGGATACACCAATACTGCCAATTTAGTGGTCAGTATTTCAGGTGGCGGTGCAACAACTGCTGCTAAGCTCTCAGGTGTAGTAAACACTCAAACCAATAACGCAATAGCGACCTTCTCAGGGCGTGTTTGGGTGGCAACAGGGCGAACTGTCACCTACTCTGCTGCGGGTGAATATAGCGACTTTACAAGCGTTTCAGCGGGTGCTGTGACACTAACTGACAGTACGCTACACGGAAACATCATCCAACTGCTTTCTGCTAACAACTTTTTGTATATTTTTGGCGATGATTCCATCAATGTGTTTTCTGATGTGGTCGTTAATTCATCAGGGATAACCCTATTTACCAACACCAATGTGAGCGCATCCGTTGGTTCTAAGCGCCCAGATGCCATTTTCCCGTATTTCCGTTCAGTTTTATTTATGAATGACTACGGTGTTTATGCGTTAGTTGGTTCTACCACTTCCAAGATTTCTGATGCCCTGGATGGCATTTTTCCTAATATTGACTTTGCTAGCCCTGTTTATGCTGGACAAGTGTTGATTAACAATATTTTGTGCGCTGCATTTAATTTTAGATATTACGATGCTACTTTCACGCAAAGCTATCGTTATGTGCAAGCGGTTTTTTTCGAGAAAAAATGGTTTATCACTAGCCAAGGAAATGATCTTGCCTACATGACTTATGTACCTGTAGGTGGAAAGCTGACGCTATTTGGTACACGATCTAATTCGTTGTATCAGTTATATGCAAATAGCACTAGCACGATTAGTAGCATTATACAAACTGCTTTGATGCCGATGAGTGATCCGATACGGACCAAGCAAGCAACAAAAGCAGCAATTGAAGCAACAAACAGTAACACCGCAGTCACTTTGACTGCAACAATTGATACAGAATCGGTATCTGAACCATTAAATGAACTGTCTAGTTTAATTTATTGGACCAATAAAAATTTTGTAACGATTTCTTGGATTAACAACGCAAGTGCCGTTGTAGGTTGGGATGCAAGTGGCTACCAACTCTTTAAGTCAGACGCTTCAAACTATGGAAAATACTTAGGACTTACAGTAACATCCAACAGTGCTGGCTTTATCTACAACGGCTTTGAATTTGAACATGAATTGAGAGTGAGGTTCTAACATGGGTGTACCCTATACATTCGCATCGGCAACAAATTCGATACCCTTATCGCAACTAGATGCCAACTTTAATACCCCAGTTACTATTGGTAGCACTACCGTAGGATTAGGGAATACCACTACAACTTTAGCGGGTTTGGCTAATGTCAGCACTACATTGTTAGTAGCTACTACAGCAAATGTGACAACGCAGAATGTTACTACTTCAAATTTAACAAATCTCACAGTTACCAATGATGCTTCTATATCAGGTCTTACTGTTGGTAAGGGTGGTGGTAGTCAATCTAATAATAGTGCTTTCGGAAATAGTGCTTTAACATCAAATACAACTGGTAATAATAACTCTGGATTTGGTTATGCAGCACTTGGATTAACAACTAGTGGCGGTTCAAATACTGGAATTGGAACTTACGCTTTATTCTCCAACACCACCGACTCTAACAACACAGCAGTAGGTTATCAAGCTGCTTATGCAAATACTGGTGGTGCAGGACTTGTGGCTGTTGGTTTTCAATCTTTTGGAACAAATACAACTGGCGCAAATGGAGTAGCTATTGGTTATCGTGCTTTAGCATCTAATACAACTGGTAACTACAACATTGCCGTAGGTTATAACTGTTTAGTAGCAAACACAACTGGTGCTAACAACAACGCTTTTGGTCATGCAGCTTTACAATCTAATACTACTGGCAGTTCAAATACATCAGTAGGTTGGTTATCTTTAGCAAATAACACCACCGCCTCTAATAACACC